AGAATCAGAAGATTATTCTAAAGATTTGAAGGAAGAAGGATATTTCAAAACAAGTAGCGTACCTTTACCACATTTTAAAGAAAAGGGTTCAGCTATGTTCTTTCCTTCATTTACGTATCATAGAGTTAAACCAGTGACAAAAGGTATTCGCAGAAGTCTAGTAGTATGGTTTCGTGGTCCTAAATGGCAATGATATAAATAGATAAAATAATATAACTATAGGTAATCATTCAATGCCAAGATATATAGGCCATAGTACGGATAATACTAGAAATGCTGCTAATACTGCGGCTGATGGTTCTCATACTGATAATAAGTACAATTCAGGAGTCTGGTCTATAAGCGGATCTGGGAATAATACCGTTAATACTAGAAGACGAAGTGGTAAATGGACGGACTCCCGGCTACGGGAAACGAATATCACGGGTGGAAATAAACTTACACCAGGAGATGGTTATACCTATCATGTCTTCGTAACAAGTAATAATACAACCACTACTACTCATAACTTTTCGGTTGCTAGATTGGCCAAATCGACAGCGGCATCGGCTAATGCTTCTGTTATGGTTATAGCTGGTGGTGGTGCTGGCGGTGCGTCTATTGGCGGTGGAGCAGGAGCAGGAGGTATGCTTTTCGCTGATAACAATCTTGTTCTAGAGGATGGCAATTATGTTGTAATTGTTGGAGCCGCTGGTGTCGGCGGCCCCGGTTCCAGTGCGGGTGGCAATGGTGATAACTCACATTTTTATCATCCAACAACTCCTGCACCAACCAGAGCACTTGGCATAGGGGGAGGTGGTGGCGGGACTTATGGGGTAGCCGGCCCACCTTCACCATCACATGTCGCCAGGGGACAAGCCGGCGGTAGTGCTGGCGGGTTTGGTGGTCAACATCCATCTCAGTATGTCGGGTCTGAATCTACAAACTCAAATCAAGCTAACCCAAATCCATCTATTTGGACTATATATGGAAATCGAGGTGGTGCTGGTGCGGGCGGCGGCTATTCTGGTGGTGGTGGTGGTGGTGCTGGTGGTGCCGGCGTTGACGGATCGGGCGACAGACCGGGTAAGGCTGGTGGGGCGGGCCAGGCTATACCAATATTTCCAGGCCCAGGTATGGGTCTACCTGCTATACCTAGCAATAAATGGGCAGCAGGAGGATCTGGTATTGGATATCCATCAAGTGTGACTGCCAGTACAGATAGTATTGGTGGAAAGTCCGGTGGGCCCAGACCAGAAAGTGCAGGAGTTGCTAGTAGTGGATCTGGTGGTGGTGCTTTGGGATATAACGGAGGCCCGGGTGGTTCTGGTGGTTCTGGTATTATTATTGTAAGATACTTGACACGCGCCGACTAAAACTACTATAATGCTGTTTATCACTTTCAAATGAAGAAGTATCTTATTCATTATAAATAACATAGAACGTATTATAAGAGGGTTTTATGGCTGCACCTACTACTAGAGAACAACATAAACAATATTGCCTTCGTAGTCTAGGCTCACCCGTCATTGATATCAATGTTGATGATGAGCAACTAGAAGACCGTATAGACGAATCGCTACAATACTTTCGTGATTATCATTACGATGGTACTGAACACGTATATCTAAAACATCAAATAACAGCGGCTGATAAAACTAACAAATATGTTTCTGTTGTTGAAAGTGTACAAGGTATTACTAAAGTATTCAGTATAGGCAATTCTAATAGTTCATCGAACCTTTTCAATGTAAGATATCAAATTCATCTAAATGATCTATTTGATTTTTCTTCTGCTTCCGCATCTCCTTATATCAATGCTATGAGACATGTAGAAACACTAGAAGAAGTCTTTGTAGGCAAGAAACCAATTCGTTTTAATAGACATACTGATAGATTATATATTGATATGGATTGGGAAAGTGATGTAGCCGTTGATGATTATATTATCATAGATTGTTACCAAACTATCGATGGCGATACCTATAGTGATGTGTGGAATGATAGATGGCTACTACGTTATTCTACTGCATTATTTAAGAGACAGTGGGGAATGAATTTAAGTAAGTTTGCAGGAGTACAATTGCCCGGTGGTATTACACTAGATGGTCCTCGTATCCTTCAAGAAGCAACAGACGAGATTAATAAACTAGAAGAAGATATGATGAGTAGTTATAGTCCACTAGTACATGACATGACTGGTTGATACTATGGCGACCAATAAATATTTCAGTAACTTCTCATATGGTAGAGAGCAAGATTTAGTAGAAGATCTTACTATTGAATCAATTAAAGTATATGGCCACGATGTAAAATATATACCAAGAACTATCGTGTCTCGTGACAATCTCTATTCCGAAGATACCCTATCTACATTTAACGATGCTGCTGATATTGAAATGTACGTTAAGAATGTAGAGGGATTCGCTGGCGAAGGAGATCTATTATCTCGTTTCGGATTACAGATTCGTGATGAGATGACCTTTACATTAGCTCGTAAAAGATTCGATCAAATCCGCACAGAAAAGTTAATGACTGAGGTAGGATATAATTATCTCACTGAAGAAGCTGTTACTACATTACCTTCAAGACAGTATCTATCGGGTAATAATGAAACCGAATCTATTGTATTAGAAACTGGTACTGCGAATGGCTATTCAATCACTTCTAATAGACCAAACGAAGGCGATTTGATTTATTTTCCTATGGTTAGTAAATTGTTTGAAATCAAATTTGTTGAGCATGAGTCTATCTTTTATCAGACAGGTAGATTGCAAACATATGATATTAGATGTGAACTATTTGAATATAGTTCAGAACAACTTGATACCGGTTATAGTGAAATAGATGGTATTGAAGATGCACTATCACTAGATAGTACTTTATTCCAATTCACATTAGAAGAGGGTGGTGGTTATGGTACTGGTGTTATTCTAGGAGAAGATGGAGATACTATTATTCAAGAATATACTATAAATACTACAGACTCTCAAGCTAATAATTCATTGTTCCGTACAGAGGTATTAGCAGATGATATTATAGATTTCTCTGAACGTGATCCATGGTCAGAAGGTAGATTCTAATGAATTCTTTTAAAAATATTAGAAATAAAAATGAAGAAACGTATGATGGTGACGATTTCTATGTCGAATATGGCGAAATTAGTTATAATGAAAATGAATTAGAAGAAGGTGAATATCAAGGTAGAGAAGTCAAGTTGGGTAAACCTATGAGAGGTGATGTAAAAAAGTTTAAAGTATATGTAAAAAATAATAAAGGTAACGTAGTTAAAGTAAATTTCGGCGACCCTAATATGACTATCAAAAAACATATTCCTGCTAGAAGAAAAAGTTTTAGAGCTAGACATAATTGTGATAATCCAGGTCCCGATACTATGGCTCGTTATTGGTCGTGTAAGAAATGGTAGATTCTAATGTTTGAATATTTTTCAAATGGTTTAATCAGAAGATATGTTACTGTCTTCGGTTCAATGTTTAATGACCTTCAAATTCAAAGAACTAATAATTCTGGTGTAAGAGTACAGACAATCGCTGTGCCTATTGCATATGGCCCTAAACAAAAGTTCTTAGTAAGAATAGATACAGACCCTAATTTAGATAGAGCAGTTGCTATGTCTTTACCGCGTATAGGATTTGAATTAAACGGTATATCATATGATCCTACCAGAAAACTTAATTCTACTCAAAAGAATTCTTATATTCTAACTACAGATAATACTCAACTTAGAACACAATATACACCCGTTCCTTATGATCTACAATTTATATTATCTATCTTTGTAAAAAATGCAGACGATGGTACACAAATATTAGAACAAATTCTACCCTACTTTAAACCAGAATGGAATATCGGTGTTAACTTAATTCCTTCTATGGATATCAGTATGGATATTCCTACTGTATTAAATAGTGTTGACTTTGAAGATGCATACGAAGGCGATTATCAAACTAGACGAGCTATTATCTGGAACTTAAACTTTACTATGAAAGGATATATGTACGGACCTGTTAGTAATTCTGGACAGATCACTAGAACGCAAGTTGACTTTTATGCTAATACTGCTTATAATACTGCTAGAAGTAGCCGTGTAGTTATAGTACCTGGATTATTAGCTAATGGTTCACCCACTTCAAATAGTGCTGCTTCTGTAGATAGAAGTCTAATTGATGTAGATGATGACTATGGATTTGCTTCTAATACGTTCTTCTATACAGATGGACTAGCATATAATCCTGTTACAGGAAGTGATGAAAAACCATGACCTTTGATAATAAATTTAGTGAGCTATTAGATATAGACCCACCCGAACAAGAAGTATTAGATCCTACTTTTAAGAACAAAGAGATAGATGATGATTATGATTATGCTAGACGTAATCTAAGAGATCTCATCGATTCGGGTATGAATGATTTGAATTCAGTAATGGATATTGCTAGACAAAGCGAATCGCCTAGAGCATTTGAGGTAGCTACTAATCTAATAAAGACATTGGCTGATACAAATAAAGATCTTTTAGACTTGGCTAAAAAGAAAAAAGATCTAACACAAGAAAAGAATACTCAAAACGTCACTAACGCTTTATTTGTAGGTTCTACCGCAGATTTACAGAAATTGATTCAAGGAAACAGACCATGAATTGGACTTCACAATTAGGTAAAT